GCTTCGATAACACCAGATCAGCTATTGGCTCAAGGAGAAGAGTATACTGCGATCGGCACAATGTGGATGACGAATCTTATGAATGGCTGGAATTCAATTGTTCCGTCTTACATGAAGAGTGAGTCCATATTTATTTCTAACTACTTAACCCAATTAAAAAATCAAAACAATCCGAATTATTTGCAAGGTGTTACGTGGAATAGAAACTTAATGAATGGTTGGAACAGTTTAACAGGAACATTTATCAATCTAATCAAGACCTTCTGTAATCAAGCGATGACGACTCTTCGGAGTTACAATGCGCCTATGTACAACAATGGCCGTACTTGGCAACAGAATAATTTGAACGGTTGGAACTCGTTGTATGGATCGTTTATTGCAAGAGTTAACCAGCTGGGAAATGATTCAATTAATAATCTCCGTTCCAAAAACGGCGGTTTTTACAGCGCCGGAAACTATCTGATGCAATCGCTAATCAACGGGTTAAACTCAATGGGTGGTTCGCTATCATCAACGATGAACGGTGTAGCGAACAAGATGGTTGGTGGAATCGGTAAAGGTGTTAATGGAGTAATCGGCGGTGTTAACTATGTTCTAAAAGAGGTTGAATCAGACAAGAAATTAGGAAACTGGACTGTTCCACAATATTCAAAGGGAACAGACGGACACCCTGGCGGATTAGCAATGATCAACGATCAAAAAGGGCCTGTTCATGAAGAGTATGTTCAGATGCCTGATGGCCGTGGTTTTATTGCCAAAGGAAAGGATCTATTGGTCAACCTTCCTAAAGGGGCGCAAGTACTGAATGCAAGTCTTACTAAGAAATTAAAGAAAGGTTTCGATATTCCGCATTATGCCAATGGAACGGATGACTTTGATATCTTTGATTTGATTGATGATGAGGGAGCGTTTAGGAAAGTTGTAGACCAAAGAATTGACTACAATAGTATCGCGGAACCTTGGAAGAGAATGACAAAAGATGGCGTTAAGTTAATGACAAGCGCGGCTTATCCTTTTGCACAAAAGCAAGTTGAAGATTCGTTTGGTGGTGGCAGTTTTGATGGAGCTATGAATGCCAATAATGTATACCAATACTTAGTGGATATTGCACAAAAAGTTATGTCAAAATTTGGAGGACTAACTATCACTTCTGGATACAGACCGGGAGATCCTTATTGGCATGGTAAGCATCAAGCGTTAGATATCTCGGGTTATCCTTACGGAAGCCCTAGATACACGGAAGCAGCAAATTGGGCCTTCGAGAAATTCCCTAAACAGATTGCTTATGTGATTACGAATGGTAGGGTACGTGACCGTGTGGGAATGTCAGGCCAAGCTGCAACAGGACAATGGGTCCCTTGGCCAGATGGCGATCATTATGATCATATTCATTTGAACGGTTCTTTGGGATCAGGAAACATATTTAAAGCTGGAACGGACGTGGCAGGAGGACTTCCTACGCCAAGTGGGGCTTCTGTTGAACGCTGGCGTCCTTCTATTAAGAAAGCACTGAAAATGAATGGACTACCCACTTCTCAAGCATATGTGAATGCCTGGATGTCTCAAATCCAAACAGAATCTGGTGGTAACCCTTCTGCAATCGGAGGTAACGATGGATTGGCAGATGGAAATGCTACTGGACTTCTACAGACTAAGCCAGGAACTTTTGCAGCAAATGCTTTTCCAGGACACGGTAATATTATGAACGGTTTTGATAACATGTTGGCAGCAATCCGTTATGCCAAAAATCGATACGGAGCGAATATGCTAGGCGTGATCGGCCGAGGACATGGTTACGAAAATGGGGGCTTAATCAATAAAGATGGTCTTTATAGAGCAGGTGAAGGAAACAAACCGGAAATGGTGATTCCCTTAACTCGCAAAACGAGAGCGATAGAACTAATGGGACAAGCTTTAGCATTTCTGGCTGGGGATAATAAAAATAGTTCGAAACAGTCCGCTGGCGTTGATAATACAGCAGAGTTGGTAACACTGATTAAGCAACAACAAAAGCAACATAGTGATCTGATGCGAATTTTGAGAGCGATATTGAGCAAGGAAAGTGGAATAACCAGTGAAGCGGTTGGAAATGCTGCAAATGATTTGATGGGGAGCGATTTGAATAAATTAGGCTATACGATAGGAGGTGGCTTCTAATTGTTCTACAAGTTATTGATTAATCAGAGTGGAAATCTGTTTGATCCACAAGTTAAAGATAAAATAGTCTGTAAAGAAATAAAGAGACAGGCTCCTCTATACGAAGTTAAGTATGAAGAGTTTGAAGGAACGAATGGAAGCAGAGAATCAAATGCCTCCTTTCGTCCTTTTGAATTAGTTCTCACTTTCGACATATTTTATAAAAATGAATATGACAAAGAATTGATAGTAACAGAGTTACATCAAATATTTTTCCCCGGCTATCAGTATTATTTGACACACGAACTGAGCCCAGGTAAAAGGTTTAAAGTGAATCCAGTAAATTTCGAACTTACTGAAGAAGAAAATGATTACTCGACTATAGAAATCACCTTCGATGTTCCTAGTGCTTGTTCTGAATCTCTCTCAACCACACTGTCAGAATTTAGCTTATCGAACGAGTGGCAATTCTCACAAAATCTTGAAGCTGCGGATTATAAGTACAGTTTTGATGTAAGCCGTTTCCAAGTATTTAACGCAGGAGACTTTGCAATTGATCCAAGGGAACATGCATTGAACATCACTCTTCAAGGTGAATCGCTAGGTAATGCTACAATTTTCAACCGAACGACAGGCGATCGATTTATTTACTATCCTGAATTTTCAACAAATTTAGGACAGACTGTCACGCTAGATCGTGTTTATCCGAAACTAAATGGTGTCAATCGTGGTATTGACACAAACTTAAGTCTGATCACTTTAGTTCCTGGTATTAACGAAATAGAAATACAGAATGTATCAAACGTGAAGTCCTCTTGGGATTTCCGTTACTTGTATAAGTAGGTGATAACGTGACAAACATCATCATTCAGAATTACGAAAAGACAAAGAAGGAGCTCCTTGTTGATTATGACAAGGACTCTTTTTTTGAGAATTGGCAACAGAATGAAACATGGGAAGTTAGTTTAGATGTTACTAAGACAGAAGTAAACAGCTATGCTTTTGACCTTGTTGATTATGAAAATTCCATACTATTGAATGGTCAAGAATTTGTTATTAAATCTATGACGACTTCTGGCGAAGGGGCACAAGTAACTAAGAGTATTACTGCTACGCATGTTTACTACACGATTCAGGATGGAAGACAATACAATACTCTGCAGCCGAACGGAGCGAAAAGTATCCAACAATTACTCTCCCATATCTTCAGCGCGGGAAATCGAGGATTCACTTGGGAAGTCGTAGATCCGAATAAAAAGTTTCTTACGGTTGAACAAGAAAACTTTGGCAATGCGAATTACTTAAAGCTGATTGAAGAAATATTAAGTGATTATGATGCGGTGGTTATTCCAAATAATAAACATCTAACCTTCTATCCACGCTCAGAGTTCGGGGATAAAGTTCAGGAGCAGATTCGATACAAATACAACACGGATTCAGTGAAGTTCGACATAGACACCTATTCGTTGAAAACGCAGATTAAGGGATTTGGTAAGAAAAAGGAAGATGACACGTATTATTTCTCTCCGATTACTTACACTTCTCCCGAATCGGAGAAATGGGGAATACGGATACAAGATCCGGTAGAAGATGAGCGATATACGGTTGTTGGTAACATGATGGGACGACTAAAAAAAGATTTACAAGATTATCCTTCAATCAGCGGTTCAGTAACTCTGAAATGGCGAATTGATCCACAAAAAGGAGATTATGTACCATTCATTTATGAACCGCTAAATATAAAAACGTACATTCAAATTGTGGGAATTAAGACATATCCTGCATTACCTAATAAACCGCCTGAAATCACGTTATCAAATACGAAGAAAACAATGACATCAATACTAGCGAACTTAGCTAGGAAAGGAGTGATTTAGTGGAATTACTAAAACTCATTAAAAATAGAATTTCAACAGAATGGAAAAAAACGTTCAACGATAATGTGGATATTTTGAACGGTATTACACGTGACCAAAATCAAAAAATAGACGTTGTTGATAAGAGAATTGACAATCTAGTCTTGCGCAGTGGCGGTGAGTCCCCGAATGAAGTAGTGGATGCACGTGTTAATAATACGGGCAAAACTTTCGATACGCTTGAATCTAGGTTGCTCGCTGCAGAAAACCAAAATGATCAAAACATTGAAGAAGCAAATCGTCAAATTTTAGAAAACAAATATCAACTCGCTCAATTAAATGGAGTAGTTAGAATGCTATACAATGCAGCGGGATCAAATATTGCTATTTATGTTTCTAAAGAACGTGGAAGTGATGTCGCTGGAGATGGGACACAAGAAAAACCTTTTCGCACGATTCAAACTGCTGTAAATCAAATCCCCTTAATTAATCGTTCGAACACCACAATTTTTATTGAAGACGGAACCTACTTAGAGGATGTGCGTATATCTAATTGCTCGGCAGCATCCATTTACATTCGGACTATACAAAATGTTGACAGTCTAGATATTAAGGCGAATGTCATGCCGGTCAAAGTTCGATCAATCGGCTTTACCTACTGTCAAGGATATTTCAATTTGTATGGCTTAGAATTTATAGATCAAGCGAATGCAACAAGCGTGTTTAGTACTAAACTTTCAGCTTTTTGTGAACAGGGAGGGTATTTATCACTAAGTAAATGCGGGTTTAGAGAAAACACGAAAGCTTTAGATCATAACACTCTTTATGTCGGTGGGACTGGTCAGATGGCTGTTTATGACTGTATGTTTGTAAATCAAAAAGTGATTGCAAGAGCAAATTTGATGGCAGATTTAAATTTCGCTAGTCCAAATGGTTTTGGGTGTGAAACTGGTGTAATTTCTAATACGGCAACCGTGAGAACATCAAACCTATCTTCTGTGGCGACAACTCCTACAAAAACAGAAGGAAATGGGCTGATTATTACTAAAGGGACGGTGTTGTAATTGTTCAAGATTAGCGAAGAAATAATTGTGATCCAAGCTGAAGCAACTACTCCTATACCAACTGGAGTGGTTTTTTGGTCTCATGACAAAGGGACTGCAAAACTGATCATTCAGTTAAAAAAAGATCATCTAAATCAGACCTTACCTCAAGGAACAATCGTACCGATTCTTTTAGAGTTCAATTCAGCCACAGCAGAGAATGGCAAAGGGCGTCATATTTACCATGCGATAATTGAAGATGCTTTAGAGGGAATTGTCTCCATTGTTTTAGAAGATAATATTCTCGGTTACGTTGGCCGTGTGGATGGTTCGGTTTATATTGAGTTACCTGATTCACGGTCACTTGATACTGCCGGTCGATTTACTTTTGACATTAAACGAAGCCCGATTGATGATGATGTTCCTGAATTGGAAGATTACTATTGGCAAGGTTTCAGCGAAATTAACAAAGAATTTGTCGACATGAAGAACAAATTGAACACAGCAATCGTTGATTTTGGAAACAAAAAGAATGAAATTGTTCAAGATTTTAATACAAAATTTACTGAAGTGAATACAGCATTGACTTCTGCTTTAACTGAATTTGAAAAGGGAAACTTTTATACTAAACCTGAAGCAGATGATCTTTTTTTCAGTAGCGAAGATTTGGCTACTAAAGAAGAAGCAGAAGCTGGCGAAGATAACACTAAACCGATGACACCACTTCGAGTTTTTCAAGCAATCGCTAAATGGACGAAAGACAAATTCGTTTCAAAAACTGAGAACGAAACGGTTTTGGGGACTAAGAACTTCCAAGATGGGATTACTTTTGGGGATGGCTCCTTACTTCCATCAAAAAGAAAATCAGCTATATCAAAAAAAATTTATTCGCCAGAAACGGATCCAGGGATGTATGCCAACGGGATGATAGAACTTGAGAGGGACGGAAATCTGGTTACTTGTACGTTTGCGTTCAAACCTGTAAACACGCATGCACACGGAGCTAAAGTAATTTGGTCGCTAGGCGAATTTGAGCCTGAAGGCACAATAAGAATGCCGACTTGCGAGGGTGGTTGCTATTTATATACTGATCCCACGGATGGAAATGCAATCAAAATCGGTAAAGGATTGACAAAAGATCAATGGGCAACCGGAACTATGAGTTGGATTGCGAAAAACAGAATCTAGGAGGAAGCATAATGAAAGTAATTTATAAAGTCTTGTATCCAATGGGATTTGAAAAGCATGAAGTTTCTGATGATTTTCCAACTTCTATTCCGTTTGTGGAAGATGTGCCGTTTTCATTCAAAAAGAAAGAAAACGAAACGGAAAATGAATTTCTGAATCGGCAACAATCCCAATTCTATAATTTTGCGGAGAGAAAATGGGAAGAAGCCGTGACTCAAGATTATTCGAAGAGGCTAAAATTATTGGAAACTTTAACAGAGACTGTTCAGAAAGAAAACGAAGAGCTTAAGAAGACGGCTGAAGAACAGGCGATTCAAACGACGGATACGCAACTAGCAATAGCTGAAGTTTATGAAATGTTGGTTCCTGCAAGCAAGGAGGCTAATTAAATGGTAAATATTTACGTCAATTTGATTCAGAAAGGTCTGAGAACTATTGAAGAAGTACCTAAAACAATCAGAAAAGAAGTGCAAGCAATCTTGGACGCAGAAATTGCGGATTAGGATTGCTTTTTGTTTACTCAGAAAAGAGGTGAATACAATGGCAGTAGTCTACGCGACGTTGATTATCAAAGGTAAGAAGACGATCGAACAAGTACCTGGTCTGATCCGCGAACAAGTGAGAGAAATCTTACTGGATATGGATTTACCAGAATTAGCAGAGTAGCACACTTTCGAGTGTGCTTTTTATTTTGATTGGAAGGTGGAAAGGCATGTGTTGAACATTGAATTAGTTACAAGGTGGATTGAATGGCTAACGGTAATCGGCGTGGCTGTGCTAACAGTTATTCGACCCATTATGAATAGCTTCAACAAGATAAGTGAGAACTTGACCAAAATGACTCACAGCTTAGATTTATTGAACCGTGATTTACAAGCAAGCAAAGAAGATCGAACAAGTATCCATGACGAATTACAACGACACGATGAACGGTTGGATTCTCATAACGATCGTTTGATTGAACACACACAACAGATTAAAACCCTATACAAAGAAAGGAATAATTAAAATGAAAATCAATTGGAAATTAAGAATCAAATCGAAAGCATTTTGGGTGGGCGTTGTCCCACTAGTCATTCTATTAGTTCAGGCGGTCGCTGCTGCATTCGGCTATACATTAGACCTTTCTTCTTATGGAGATAAGGCATTAGCTGTAATCAACGCGCTGTTCGCTTTATTGGCTTTCTTAGGAATTACTGCCGACCCTACAACGCATGGGTTATCTGATAGCGAACAGGCATTGACCTATTCGAAACCGAAGAAGGAGGAGGACGAATAACATGGTATTAAATGTAGTAGACGTGGCTTCACATCAAACAGTTCAACAAGCAATCACTGCTGGGGCAGATGCTTGTATTGTTAAAGCTACACAGGGAACAGGGTATATTAATCCTAAGTGTGATGCTCAGTATCAATTAGCAAAACAGCATGGATTATTACTCGGGGTATATCATTACGCCGGAGGTGGAAGTCCCATTTCAGAAGCCGATTATTTTCTAGCAAATATTAAAGGATATATTGGTGAAGCCATTTTGATTTTAGACTGGGAAGAATATCAAAACGCATCTTACAATAATACGAATTGGGCACGTCAATTCGTCAATCGCGTACATGAAAAAACAGGTGTCTGGTGTGTGCTTTACGGCAATCGTCAAGATATTGATCGTTGCTTAAACCTAGTGAATGATTGTGCTTTATGGTTTGCAGGTTATCCGACAAACACTCAACGGGATTGGAACGCTCCAGAATTTATCTATAATATTTCACCGTGGAAAAGTATGATTGGTTGGCAGTATAGTGCTGCTGACGTAGATCGTAGTAAGTTCTATATTACTAAAGAACAATGGAATAAGTACGCAAATCCTTCTCAAACAAATAAACCTAGTCCAGCGCCACAACCAGCTAAGCCAAACAAAACAGTTGATCCAACAACCGCAGGGCAACACTTCCCGATTATGCAAGATCCTAAATTCCCGCAAAACAAAGCTCATCTGGATCGTTTTGGTCCAGTAGGTAATAAATTAGTAGTGGAAGGTTGGCATACAACTGCTTCAAAGCATGAGTTTATTATCGTTATGGATCGAGTAAAAAATAAGGAGCTTGCCAGAAAAGAAGTCAAACCAATTGCCCGTCCAGATGTTAAAAAAGCATTTGGATTATCTTATGACCAGGTTGGATTTAAAACAGAATTTGATTTAGCGCAATTCAAGGGCCATTCTGTAATCGTTCTACTTCGTGCAACAAATGATCCAAAGGGGAATACAGCGGGAGGCTTCCAAGACTTCACAGAGACTCGTTGGTATCACGATATTAAGTGACATTAAAAAAGAGTTTAGGCGAGAATGCGCTTGCAAGATATTAACAAAAGAGCTATTATGAATGTGTAAGTTTTGCCAGAACTTACTTCTTTTTCATAACTA